TACCGCTGTTGCAATCACCGCTGTTCCAAAGACCAGTGCAAGCCTTTCCTGTGTTGACTATGGTCAGCACTTCCCGCCATGTGACTTCACGCACTATTTGAATTATGTTGGTGCAACATTTGTCACCATCTTCTGCAATATCACCAAGTGCAATAACTTCCGCAACTTTGTTTTCAGGGTTAAAGCTGTAATAATTGAAACAGTCCTTCGCCTGTTTGCAGAAGTGAAAACCACTGTCACAAACCCTTGGTTTCACATCCTCTTCGTAAACCTTACCAACTTCATACTGAAAACCTCTGCATGTCCAATCAGGATTGAACACTTTGAACCCCTTTACATTTTCCATGTTTGAACCATCCTTTCTTTAATTAAGTGTCTTAAAAAGACACTTTTTAGGTAAAAAAAATGTCATTTACTTCATCAGGGGTTAAATTATATCTGTCTTTGATTTTTTCAATCTCACCCTGAACGAATTCAGCACCACCAGTTTCATTGATTTTTGCTGATAACCTTTGTGGTGAAATGTTAATTGCTTTCGCAAGAGTAGCATTTGTGTCACCAAATAACTTCATTTTGCTCTTAAACATGTTCTTGTTCATTGTCAGTCACCTTCCTTTCATCAAACATATAGTTCATTGTTATTATCAAGTATCATACAAAGCAGTTCTTCTGCTACATCAACAACAATTGAATTCCCTGCCATTTTATAAAGCTGTGAATCACTTATTTTGTTATCAACCAGTACCTGCCAATCACTATCATCAAACCCCATCAATCTGAAACATTCTTTTGGGGTGAACTTCCTTGCAACTTCACCAACTGATATTTTAGGGATTGTGTTCCCTGACTGCCCAGTTGGAATTGTGGGAGAACATCCATAAACACTGTAAATCCTTTTGCACAGGTCATGACCGTTCAAATCAACTGAACCTATTCTTAAAACATTATATGGTACACCTTTCATCATGTTTGCGGTCAAGCATTTACAATATTCATCTGTTATGTCACTGTGATGCTTGAAATCCCAATGGTTTCTTCCATCCTTGGTTTCCCTATTCATATAAGTGATTTCTTTATTAGATAGAAAATATTTTTCATCAACTGTTTCTTCCAACATGTCAATCAACCGCAACTTTGGTTCAAGTGGTTCAGGGAATTGAAATATTCCAGTATCAATGTCTTTTCTTATGGATACAATGAAAATCCTTTCCCTGCTCTGTGGTATCCCATAGTCTTTTGCATCAAGTATCTTGTAATAATTGTTGTATCCTGCTTTATCCAAAGCCTGTAATACAATATTGAACTGATTTTTGAACCGCTTACTTGTCAAGTTCTTAACATTTTCAGCAATCGCAACCTTTGGTTGTGTGTGTTCAATAATTCTTAATGCATCAAAGAATAGACCACTTCTTGTCTTTGTTCCATTTTCATTGAATAGTCCTTGCTTTGCACCTGCAATTGAAATGTCCTGACATGGAAAACCATAAGTTATCAAGTCAACTGGAAGTGGAATAGATGATTCATCCATTTTGGTTATGTCATGAAAATTCATTGTTTCAGGTACTTTGTGAATCAGTGAATATGCTTTATACGCATACTTATCAATTTCACTATAACCAATCAGTTCATATTCAACTTGCAGGTTGTCTAATGCCTTTTCAAAAGCACCTATTCCACTGAATAAACTTAAATATCTTATCAATTTATGTGTCACCCCCTTTCAAATTTAATCAACCAGGTTGTTCAGCATGGGGATTGTTCCACACCGTTTACTGGTCTGTATTCACTTGTCAAAGAACAATGGTCAATCAGTTAGATTTCTTCTTCAAATTCAAGTTCACAATCAGTGCAGGTCACCCTGACTTCTTTTGTTGCTCTAATGATTGCACCACAACCAGGGCATACATATTTTCTTGATGAAGATGAACTTTGCTTCTTAATCTTTGGAAGCTTGCTTCTGAATAGTTCAAAGCTTTGTGCATCCTTATATACAGACTGAATCCAGTCAGAAGCTTCTTCTGTAAGGGTAGTTGTTGACCAACCATATTTTTCAGACTTATCAACTATAAGACCATGCTGTTCAGCAACTTCTTTAAATTTCTTATTGTGGTATTTTCCACTTCTTGAAGTGTCCTGAACCTTGTTCTGTAAGTTCAACAGGTGAACCATTTCATGAATAAGGGTTGAACATGTATTCAGGAACGGTCTGTTCAGGTATTCAGCACACATGTTGATTTCATAATATCCTTCTTTGTCATCAGTGCTGTTCTTCCATGCTTTCCAAGATGTACACCATCCGTAAGCACCTTTGGTTGTGTCAGGGGAAATAGTAATTATAGGTTTTTCCAGTTCCCCATTGAAAAAGTGTTCATTAAATTTTGAAAATAAATCTTCAAGCTTTCCTATTACTGAATGTAAGCTTTTGTTTTCCATAGTTTCCATCCTTTCTTCATTCTGGAAAGGGGAATTAGTTCCCCTTTTATCTATCTAAATAGTCTTGTATGTTCTTAATAAAGAAATCTTGATTTTCTATGCTGTAACCAACATCTGTTCCTGATTCTTTGATTTCTGTAAAAGTCTTTCTTAATGCTTGGTGTTCAACAAGTTGTCTTTTAAGATATTCCTTGTCTATTGTTGCAGGTCTGATATTATCAATTAAAAACTTCTTTCTATCTGCAATAATGTACCGTTCACCGCTTTTGGTTTTTTGAATGCTAACCTGCTTAAATTTTGATTCATAATCACCAATTAAGCTGCATACATAACCGCTTACAGAATATTGGGATATCCAGTCAGCTATAAAACAAAATTCAGTTCCTTCAACAATCATTGGTTTTCTTCCAGTAATAATTGTTGTTATAATTCTTTTGGTCTTTTTACTTTTCATATCTTCCACCAGTCCTTTCAATGTTTGGGTGATGATTTTATCTTGTGTCTTGTTAAGACACTCTCATTATACAAGTGTCTTAATTAGTTGTCAACCCCTTTTTGAAAATTTTTAAGACACTTTTTCAAAATTTCTTGATAAAGTGTCTTAAATGTGCTAAAATTAAGTAGCTTGGCATATCTATCTGTATATGCAGTAAATATAATAAGAAAGGAATGTAATCGCTATGACAATGGGTGAAAGAATAAAGTATTACCGATTGCAGAAAGATATGACCCAAGAACAATTAGGTGAAATTCTTGGTGTTCAGAAATCTGCTATAAGAAAGTATGAAAAAGGTGAAGTTGAAAACATTAAAAGGTCGACTATAAAGAAAATGTCAGAAGTATTTGGTGTATCACCTTGCTTTTTAATGGGATGATGACCAAGAAAAAGTATCAGCACTTTCAAATGAAGTTAAGCTAATAGAACAAATTCAAAAACAATATGGAAAGAAAGCTGTTGAATTACTTGAACAGTTTGTTGAACTTAATGAAGCAGGTAAAGACAAAGCAATTGACACTTTGATTGACCTTTGCATGATTGATAAATACACTGAAAAATAGCAGTTGTTACGGTTGTTACGGTTGTTACGGTTACTTTCTATATCTTATATTTTAAGGTTTTTCATAATCAACAAAATTTAATGATTTTCTAAAAATTAAGTAATAAGAAAAGATGTGTAACACCGTAACATGTGTAACGCATCCAAAAATGAAAGGGGAAATAATTATGTTCGGAAAGAAAGTAAAAAATGAAATGCTTGCACTTGGTGACTTGGTTGAAGGGTTGCCAATTCCACAAAGTTCTGATGTATCCATCAAGCTGACACCTGGTGCAGTGACCATCACTGGAAATGGTCAGGAATTTGAAATTGATGCTTCAAAATTGACATTGGTTGACTTGAAGTCTGATGTTGAAATGGAAAAAATCATTCAGCAGTCTGCACCTGGAATGATTATTGGTGCAGTGACCTTTGGTGTAATTGGTGCAATGATAGGTGGAAGGGTCAAGACCAAAGAAAAAAGGGTTGTGAACCACTTCCTGCTTATCAGTTATCAGTCTGATGAACTCAAAACGATTGTTATTGATACAACCAAAGACTGGTACAATGCAGCAGCATTGGTTGATTATTTCAGGAAGTTGAACCCAACATATGCGAATGTGACCAAGGTTTCTTTATAAGCTGAACCACAAATGAAAGGGGGTGAACATCATCAAGAACCCAAATGGTTATGGTACTGTTGCCAAGCTTTCAGGTAATCGCAGAAAGCCATTTGTCATCCGTAAGACAATAGGATGGAATGACAAGGGTCATCCGATATATGACACAATAGGATACTGTGCCACAAGGGAAGAAGGTCTGATGATTCTTGCTGAATACAACCGCAACCCCTATGACATTGATGCTGCCAAAATCACCATGAAAGAACTGTTTGAAAAGTGGTCTGAAAAGAAGATGCCCAAGATGTCAACTTCATCCCAGGGGTCATTGAAATCAGCTTTCAAGCACTGTGCCAAAATTGAAAATATGAAATATAAAGAAATCAGGTCTTTCCACATGCAGGACTGCATTGATAATTGTGGATGTGGTTATTCAACCCAGTGGGCAATCAAGAATCTGTTTGGTCACCTGGACAAGTATGCACTGGAACTGGATGTCATCAATAAATCATATTCCCAGTTGATAACCGCTGAACCGATACCTGAAACAAAGAAACAACCATTCACTGATGAAGAAGTCACCAGTGTGTGGGGCATTCAAGAACAAGAATGGGTTGATTCAGTTCTGTTCCTTTTATACACAGGATTCAGAATCAGTGAAATGCTTTCAGTTGAATCTGATAATGTTGATATGGATGCAGGAACAATCAAAGGTGGTATTAAGACAAGAGCAGGGAAAGACCGCATTGTTCCCATTCATTCCAAGATTGTTCAATTAGTTCAAAGAAGAAAAGACCAGGGGAACAAGTATCTTTTCAGCTTTGAAGGAAAGAAAACATCCAATGCAAAGTATTATGAATTTTGGAATGCCATCATGAAGCAGTTGGGAATTGAAAAAACACCGCATGAATGCAGACACACATTCCGCAGCAGACTTGATTCCGCAGGTGCAAACAAGGTATGTATTGACCTGATGATGGGTCACAAATCAAAAGAAGTTGGTGAAAGGGTGTACACCCACAAGACAATTCAAGAATTGAAAGATGCCATGGAATTGATAGATGCAACTTTGAACTAATAACAGGTTAGTAACAAAAATAACCCCGAACCGCTAAATATAAGCAGTTCGGGGTTATGTATATGAAACTGATATTATATCATAAAAAAGTTCAATTTTCAATTGCAGCAAAACCGCATGATTGCAGGGTTTGTTGAACTTTAGTTGAACCTGATTTCATTGCTATATGCTACCCATTAGTAACAATATAGTAACAAAATTTTTGGGTCAAACCTTCTGTGTGTAGGCAAGAGAAATCCAACCTGCACCTGATTTCAGTTTCCCCCAACCGTTACTTTCCGCAACAATAGTATACACACCTTTGTCCTTAATTGCACCATTGATTTTGAAATTTGTTCCTGCACCTGCTCTGATGTTCAGAACATCTGCTGTGACCTTCACTTTGTATGAAGTGAATGTTGGTGCAGGGGATACAGTTGGTTTGGAAGGTGTAATGTTCAATCTTGCATTGACTTCCTTTGCAATTTGTCCATGTAGGTTGTAAAGATAATCACCAGGGCAAGACTTATTTGCAAACCATCTGTGAACAGTCATGTTCTGCTTGTCCACCTGACCAATAAGGGATTTATCACCCTTCCACTTCAATTCCTTGATGTTGTTTCTTTTGCAAATATCAGCAACAAGTTCAATCAATGCAGCAAAAGCCTTATCATTGACTTTGTATGGGTGTGTGGTGTCACTTGCAACTTCAATGGTGATTGCTCTGTTATCATTGGATGTAGAAGAAGAACACCAAGAACGGTTCTTTTCTTCGCAGTACATCCCAATCCTTCCATCCACACCAACACCATAATTGGATGATGCTTTTCTTGATGTGGGGGCAAATACATTACCCAAGGATTCAACAGAAGCTTGACCAACCACGCAATGAATAGTGATTGTATCAATTACATGATTTCTTGGGCTTGTTCTGTTGGGGCTGATTTTGGTGTAAGAAACAAGTTTGCTATTACTCATTTTCACCCCCGCCTTCTTTGGTTTCGCTTTTCAGCCTTGCCGCATCCACCATACCTTCACCGATGATGTAGGCAATCAAGGTGGAAGCCGCTGTTATCAGGGCAATGATTTGTTCAATGGTTAAATCATCCACGCCAAATGCCACCAGTATTGCGGTTACAAAACCGATAACCGCCGCCCAAAACTTCCTTGAAGTCAGTTTTTGTTTCCAGTTAATGTTCATCATTTACACCTTCCTTTTTCTCATGCTTTGTTTTTTGATTTCTGATGGAAGCCAAAGCTATGATTTCCACCGTCCAAAATGCGAACCAACACCCGGTAAGGGTTGCCGATATTTCCATTAACCCTTTGAACTGCAAAATGAAAGCGGCAACTGTAAAACCAGTTACCGCAAAGATGGAAAGAAAAACAATGTAATCAGCAAAATGCCGCTTTTTCTTGGCGGCTTTTATTCGCCTTCGTCCACTATAAAGCCGCATATTACCACCTTCTTTCTAATCATTCAGCGAACCAGTTTTGAACACATTCTTTTCAAGTACCTTAATCTGCTGTGTAGCGGTTGCCTTCCATTCCCTGAATTCCTTGATATCATCTTTGATATTTTTCAGGTCACTTTTAATTTCTGTAACCCCATCACCGATGTTTTCAAGCTTTACAATTACAGTGGTCAATTGTGTGGCATCGTTCTTATCGTCACACTTGTTGTTTCTTCGCAAATTACACACCCCTTGGTAGATTCCGAATGCCACTGATACACCCGAAATCAGAAGGGCAATTTCAATTGTCATAGACATATCCCCTTTCTAAAAGTAAACCCCCTGACAAGCCACCATTTGACCTGTAAGGGGGTTTTTACTTTGGGGGTATGCCTTTATACCCCCTCATGATTTCAAGTGCTATTCTACCGCCAAATCACCACAATCAAGGTCAATCAGGACTTGTCTGACCTGTTCCTTAATCAAAGCAGGTACTTCTGAAAAAGTTTTTCGTCCTTTCACAATTAAAGTTGCATAAACCACTGCCATAATCTTCACATCCTTTCTGAATAAAAATAGTAATATCCTATACATCCAACAATGCTTGAACTTCTGCCTTCAAGCGGTCAGGAACATCATTTATTGTTTTAAGACCTTTCCTGATAAGGTCTGCATATACTTTTGCCATTCCAACTCACCGTTCCTTTCTTATACAGGTATAATCAATTCATACACTTCAACAAGTGCAAGCTGTGTGTCAGCCAGTTGATTGTCCAATTTGCTGATGTATTCATCCTTGGTGTACTGAACCATGTCAAATTCATAACCACTGAACACTTCTTCACCAACAGTTTCTTCCACTGCCTGAATGTTTGTGTGAACCCAAACGCTGTGTTCATCAAGAACCATTGGTTCAGGTTGCACTGTGCTTCTTTGCCTTCCATAATCAATCATTTTGGTCATGCCGCCTTTCCTTTAATATTTTTGATGTAATAGTCATTCGCATATTTCTGAATGGGGTCAATGTATTTCATTGATAATCTGTAACTGTTACAGTGCATTAACCAACCCTTGTATGAATTGATTGAACACCATTCGGAATAATTCATTTCTAATCCCGAAAGGCATTTCTTGTTTATGCCCCGCATCCTTTTCTTAAAGGTTTTGCAAGTTGATTTTCTTAAAAGGGCATAATCAAAGAATATTCTATACCCTACAAAATCAATTCCTCTAATAGCCGTGGGAAAGACTTGCCAATTATCCTTAATTGTCAACTTCAATTCTATTAAAAAATAGTCGTCAATTTCTCTTTTTAACCGATGAAGTTCTTGCTTTGTTGCGCTTAAAATTACAACATCGTCCATATAGCGGAAGTAATACTGTACTTTCTTGACTTCTTTAATCCAATGGTCAAAAGCTGAAAGGTAGAAGTTTCCGCTATATTGAGAAAGGTAATTACCAATTGGAATACCTTTGTTGCCCGGTGTTGAATCAATAATTTCATCCAATATCCAAAGCAAATCATCATCCTTGAATAATCGTCTGTATTTAGCTTTCAAAATGTCATGGTCAATGCTTGGATAATATTTTTTAACATCAAGTTTCAATGTGTATTGTGTGTTTACCACATCGGTATGAATCGCCGTTTGTAATCTATTTTTCGCTTGATGAATCCCCCTTCCCGGAAGTGCTGAATAAGTATCTTTCGTTAAACTTTTTATAATTATAGGTTCAATGACCTGCATAATTGCCCATTGGCAAATCCTATCAGGAAAATACGGTAGTTTATAAATCAACCGTTCTTTTGTTCCATCCTGTTTTGTGAAGGTTATATACTCCGATGTTTTATAAGTTTTTTCGATTAGCATATTCTGAAGCATGGTCAAATATCGTTCTTCATCACTGTCAACCATTATTACTTCTTTGTACCAACCTTTTCCTTTCCGTGCGTTCTTATGTGCAAGGCGTAAGTTATCCATATCATATATTTTTTCATATAAATTACCATATCTTTTCATTGAATACCTTCTTTGGTGTATGCACTATACCCGAACCTTCAACCTTTGATTTTATTCTCAAAGTCTACCAATACAGGTTAGCATATTTTTATATTTTGCCATGCGGCAGGGCGAACAAGTCTTTACAAGGATTTTTGATAAAGTGCATTTACTGCCCCGCCGCCGAAATACCGAGCACGAGACGCCGAAGAATAAACCACAAACCAACAGAACCCGCCCGCAATCAAGCCATTATTCCAATTACTGCCTAATTGAGTAACCTGAATGAAAGGTGCTTTTTTTTTGGCAATGTTGGTTATCAACTTGACTTGTTCGCCCATATTTAATTTTTGTTCATAAAATTCACTTATACGGTTGGAACATACACCGCCCCGCCGCCGATATCCCGAGTACGATTCGCCGAAGAATTAACCACACGCCAATAGAACCCGCCCGCACCCAAGCCACCATACCAAGCACCGCCCAATAGAGCCACCCGCCAACCCGAAGAAGCATGGTCTTGGTAAAAATAATCACCAACAGGAAGGCTTGAATCTCCAAAGGTTTCAACAGTCAAGAACAAGAAATCACAAGTTTCTGACCAACCAATAGCGGAAATATAACCGTTTTGTTTGGCAAGCGTGAACCCGGCATTCTTGTAAGTTCCTGTTTTGATATCATCTTGAAATGCGTTATCGGCATACCACGCTTGATGAATTCCACCTATTTCAACATTCAAGCCATCAATCCATTTCCAAATGTTTCCCCAAAAGTTTTCTTCACCACGGTAACTGATTGAAATAAAGCCGTTTGTTCCTGCCGCCATTCCTGATGCGTTTCCAAGATTTGTGGTTGCTCCTGTCAATTCAGCCAAGTTATTTGTACCATCATCAGCTTTATTCACAACACCAAGCCCAATAGCGGTTTGCGTATTCATAGCCGCATATTCGACCATCAATAACATTTGGGTTGCGGAAGCACAAAGAATATCTTTTTGTTGCCAACCCGCCCCCCTGTTAGAAGCTAAAATTCTTGTGTTTGCTCTTGTCAAGTTTTGAGTTTTGCCGGATATAGGTTTTGCGTTAGCTATTGATGCAATCTTATCACCTGTAGAAACTGTAAAATCAGCAACTTGTGAATCATCTAAGATGTATGCTGTAGCGGAAACATCGTATAAACTTGCTTCATAAGCCGGAAGGTATATTTTTATAATTTCTTTACTATTACGAACAAAAGCGGGATGAATTTTGAATCCGGGCTTCGGGTAATCTGAAATGTAATACCGAGCTTTTCGCATTTTATACCCAATACTTACACCACCCGCTATTGTTTTTGCCACGGTTGCAGTAACACCCGTTGCCGCCGCCCCAAAAGTTCCTGTTGTTTTCGCACCTGTGGTTACGGATGTAAATATAA